ATTGCGTTACTTGCGTCTGCTGTTGGAAATTGAATTGTAAATGTTCCGCTAGAAACTGTTTTGTCACCACCAAAAGCAATAACAGCAACAGCTTTATTAGACTGAGAAGAGTTATAAATTAATGCACCATTTGCCGTAAAAGAGGCTGAAGTAAAACTCACATCTGCAAAATCACAAAATGCAGTTGTTCCAGATGTTGTTGGTGTAACACTTGTTAAAGTTGCACCACCTGAACTGTATGCAGATCCAGATGTATTTGAAATTTCGTTTGATGTTGAAAACGCAGTTGTTCCCGCACCTAAAGATGCATCACTTGTATATAAAGCTATTTTAAAAGTATCACCGCTAGATGCAGTAAAGTTATGAGTTCCAACTAAAATTTCTTGTTTAAAACTTGTACAAATTGCTGATGATATAGCCATAATTTAATCTCCTACGGGTTTGGTGAGTTTATTGGTATACGAACAGTGCCATCAGTATAATCATCTCTTCGTCTTCTTCCAATTTGCTCACTAGCAAACTTCTGTACCTCTTGTTTATATTTATTTTCATATAAAGTCAACATATCCATTGGACCTTTTAAAAAACTATACGCTTCTGATAAACAACAATACAATAAACCATTTGGAAAATTAAGACTAATATAATTAGTATCATCATTTTCTAATAAAGCAGGAGCAGCGTTATAATGGACTCTAAATTTATAAGTGGTGTCAGGAACTGGAGCAAACATCATTCTTCCAGATGTAGTGTCAGATTCTCCTGTAGCGCCACCAAACATAGCATAATATTTAGGTTGTCCCCTTTTAGATGATTCTGTTGATGAAATATATTCTTGTAAGTATGTGATATCTTTTTTTTCTAACCAAACATTAGCGCCAGTTGTAGCTGAAGTTGAATCATAAACTTGTATGGCTCTAATAAAAACAGCTCCTGCTGGAGCATTAATTGTTTCTTGACCTGCAACTAAATTACCTGTTTGTTGCTTTCTATCCGCATCTATAGGCACATCTCTAAATATTCTATACTGTGCATTTAAAATAATGTTTTCTAAAACAGCATCTGTTAAAACATTTGAATCTGTTTCGGTATAACTTTTTATTTGTGTTTTTAATCCTGATGCACTTAATCCAGCCATTATGCTACTATCTCCTGACAAGCTTTGCAGCTTTTTCTAAATCTTAAATGACTTGAACAATGTTTTGGTTTATAAACTAGAACATCTGGTTCTGGTGTTTTTAAATATAATTCTGCGTGTTCATCCACATCTGCTGGACATGCACATTGTTTAATACCAATTAATTTACAAATAAAATTTTTTATTTTTTTAATCATGGTGTTATCGTAACTGGTCCTGCAGACACAGTTGGTCCTCCTGAATCTTCTGTTATACTAGGAGTTGAACCTAGTGTAAATGTATATTTATCTGTTGTAGTTACTGTTATACTAAAACCTGAAGAATTTTCATAGACTGTAAAGGCTACACCTCCAGGGCTTCCCTGCACGTTTCTAAATCTCACAGTATTTCCAGTAGATCTTCCATGATTAGGTTCTGTTACAGTAATTGTTTGTGATGATGCAGTTATAGAAAAAGGATTATTTCCTAACATGGCAGCAACTGCTGGCTCTATTCTATCTACTCTAACATGTCTTAAAGAAATTCCATCTGCACTGCTTGGTTTTGGTTCTAGTTGTGGCTGCTTTGGTTCAAATTCAGATACGTGAACTAATGATCCATTCCATTCTCTAACCATCTCTCTGTATGGAAATTCTAAACCAGATCTATCTGATATTGCTTTTGCATATTTACCTGTAGCGTATTTAGTCATTATGCTCCTGGATAATAAGTTTTAGGTGTTATGTGTGTGCTAGAAGCAGAGCCATCTTCTGCTAAAGCTCTAGCAAATTCATCTTCATAAGCAAGTTTCATAGCTTGAATCATTTGTGGTTGATATTTTTGTGATAAATAATAAGCGAGTCCTGATACCATGCAAGGCACAAATCTAAATGGCACATCAGTTGCATTCGTATAATCTCCTACATCTTGTATTCTTTTGATATAATAAAAATGCATATCCTTAGATGCATTAGTTGAATCTGGTGTTGGATAAACATGTATTCTAACTTTATCAAT